TTTGTTTTCTGTATATTTAAATTTTTTATTAAGTATTGCTTCACTCATTAATTTTGTTGGGCTATGTAACACACTAGAATGTTGTTTTATTTCTATCGTATTATATCCTGCATTTTCGAGTTTTTGTGCTGTACTCAAACAATTAAATCTATCAAATCCTACTGCTCGTATTGTCACTCCGTATTCAGATTCCAAATTTAATATAAATTTTTCTACAAAAGAATAATCAATCGTTTTATCTCCACACGCAAAAACCTTTTTTGATTTTAGTAGTTCATTATAATTAACTTTTTCTTTTATTGTTTTTTCTTCGATTCTTCCTTCAGGTATAAAAGCAAAACTTTCTGCTAATATGTTATCATCACCATCTATACTAACCATCGAAACGCTTGTATTATCTGTAGTCATCGATAAATCAATTCCTAAATAAACTATTCTACCACTCCAACCAATTTTAGAAACTTTACAGTTTTGCACATATCGTATATCAATATATGTTTCTGTTCCTTCTCCTTGATATATAATATTACAATGTTTTGTAACAAAATTTTCTCTAGCACTTTCTACAGCAATTGCATATGCTCTCTTTTTAATTAAATCTTTCCATATTTCCTTATTTTCAAGAGCTGCAGGATTTGCTTGCTTTAAAACCAAGTCATCATTTTCCCATTTTTTAGGATCATCTGGTTCATATAATAATGAAAATCTTGTTTCATCTTTTTCTATTCCATCTAAAACCTTTTTACTATATGCAACTTGTTCTTCGAATGGATTATCTATTGTTGGATATTTTGTAGATATAATGCATCCTAATTTATTTAAAACATTTAATTGCCCTGATTGCATTGATTCAATTGCAGATGAATTCGGCAACGCTCCTACTTCGTCTGCAATAAAAGCATTTGGTAATCTTCCGTCCATTCTAGAAGTAGAATATGCTAAAGGAATACATTTTGTTTGTGTCGGTTTAAATAATATATAATCTCTCAAAATCTTAAATCTTTTTTGATTTTTGTATTCATATATTAATGGACTTGATTTAATTGTTTCTGAAATTGCTTCTTGAACTTCTTTTGATAACGCTCCGTCAGGTGCAACACTATAAAATTTTGAATATTGCGGTTCAGTTAAAAACAAAATAATAAATAGTGCTGCAATAGTATACGTTTTAAAATTTTTACGACAGATTTCTAATAATGCTGTTTCATATCTTCTTTTTTTTATATTATCACGATATACAACACATAAAACTGCAGTATAAAATAACCATTGGTAACTAACAGAGCAATCATATAAAGTTTGACCAGCCTTGAGCCCTTTAGGCATAATTAATATTTTCAAAACATTTTCAAGCTGCTTTAATTTTGTTTCATTAATAATATATTTCTTGTTTTTTCCTTCACATATTTTGATAAAATCCTTCATTTGTTTTTTTACATATTTAGGTGTAGTCTTTTTTCTTACTTGTGCCTTACAAATTTCATAAGCTTTATTTATCAATAATATCATCCCCATTTATAATTGATAATAAAGGATCTTGTTCTTCTGTATTATCATCCACATTAAATCCTTTGATTATCTTCATTAATGTGGAAACTGTTCTATTAGCAGAATCTGTTGTACTATTGTAATCCTTTACAGCAGGACTAGAATATACATTTTTTCTACCTTTTACATATTCTTTTGTAACAAGCATTCCATTCTCATTCAAACTTTTTTCTAACTGACTCAGCATATTCAATTGAACTTGATATCTTTCAAAAGTCGTAATAAAAAAGAAATTTCCTTGAACTCCTGCTTCTTCTGCTATTCTTAAGATTTCCTGTGCTTGTTCATTTAATGAAAATTTATTCATCTATTATCTCCTTAATTAATTTTAATTGCTTTTTTAAATTTGTTCTGTTGTATTTATTTTTACATTATTTTTATAAGATTTTAATTCTTCTATGCTGACATACTCTATCTTTAAATTCATATTTTCCAATCTTTTTCATCATTTTTCCAAAAAAACTATGTATTTTTTTAATTGTGTGTTTTGAGGTAGGCGTGTTGTTTTTAACAAACTTTTATTTTTATCTACTTTTTGTAGGGGGGTATACTTTTATAATCTTTTCTTTACTAAACTGATTAAATATTCTTTACTTAACTTACCATTATCCGCTTCTAAATGATGTTTTTTACACAAACAAATTAGTAAATCATCATTTAATAAGTTATCTGGATCTTCTCTTAATTTATTAATATGATGTACTTCTACATACTTCTTTGAATATCTATCTAGATGTATTCCTAAATCTCTGCATACTTCACAGATATATTGTGCATCCTCTTTAATCTGTTTTGATTTCTTATTCCATCTTGAAGTATTTCTTAATTTATCTTCTTCTTTTTTCATATAAATTCTTTTATTACATTTATAATTAATATCGTGAAACTCTCCACACTTAGAACACAACTTTTTCATTGAATATTTCTCTTTTCAATTTCTTATTTCTTTCATATTCACAACACTTAATTGTTCCGTCTACGCACTTCCTAATCTCACACTCTTCAAAATTAGTTTTATAATGCTCACAGAATGGACACATCATATCTTTATATCGTTCGATATCTTCTATCTTTTGCATAATTTCCTCCATAATAAAAAACAGTACATTTCTGCACTGCTTTGATTACTATAACTAAATTATTCTACGATACTAGTATACTATATAAATACTGCACTTTACTGCACTCTTTTATTATTTTTTAAATAGTAAGTGAACTTGAACTGTTTCTTGTAAAAGAATATAAAGATTTATTTTCAATTTTAATTCCTGTACCAAAATTATCTCTTTCTAAAAATTTGTAGTAATTGATACATCTTCCATAAAAATTTCCAATTGAATCAACATTTGCATTTTTTGCATATTTATTAACTAATTCTTTGTTAGTTGAATAAATCATTAATCTAAGATCATTCGGAACAAAATCGCTCCATTTACAAAATCCCAATTTATATTCATCAATTTCATTGCAATCTAAGAACCAACTGCAAGATGCAACACCACTATTCCAATGGTCTGAATATCTATAGACACCATCTTCAGTATATATGTATCTTGAACTTGCATCACTTTGAAAATCAACATCACAATTTTTCATTTTATTTAATATTTCTTCATTTTCAACTTCTTTGAAATTTGCAATTGTGCTGCAGAAGTAAGTATCTTTATTATAATTGAAATGCCCAAAGTCTTCTTTAATCATTTCTAAATATTCTTTTTGTTCTTCATCTAAAATTGGTAATTTTATAAATTCTTCATATCTCATTTTTTGTTCTCCTTTTCGAGAGTTATCTTTATTCTTGACTTAATTATATTGTACAACATTGTACAACAAACGTCAACACTTTTTTTGAATTTTTTAAAAAATATTTTAATCCATTTCAAAAGCAGTAATATCAATAAAAAATGCAATCGTTTTTAAGCGACTGCACTCTTTTTTATTTCTTAAATTTATAACTTTTTAAAATTTCTTTTGTACCATCTTCTGTTACTCCATAAGTGTAATATCTACCTTCATATATTTTCAAATAATCTTTTGTTTCATTTTGCATATTAGTTCCAGTACCTTTTTTTCCTCTTGATAAAAAAATAACTGCAAAAATTACAACAACTATAAAAATTATACGACATATTATTGAAACAATATCATCATCCATTTTAATTCTCCTTTTCCATTTTTTCTAATTTCTCTAACCCGCTTCTAATAATTTTATATACTGCTCTCTCGCTGTAGTTTCGTTTTCTAGCTATTTGATATGCTCTTAATCCAATTATATATCTGTCACTTAAAATCGTTTTTTGGATGGGTTCTAGCTCTTCTAGTGCTACTACAACTTTATTAAGTTTATTCTGCTTTTCTGTTAGTATATCAATTAATTCTGTGTACTTATCCATTAATTCTTCTAAAGTATCATTCATTTTATTTATTGCTTTAGGCATTCCATCGAAGTTAGGTGATTTTAAACTATAGGCTTGCTCTCTTAATTCCTCATATTTTAATAATTGTGATTTAATCCATTCTTGACTAAATTTAAAATTTTTCAATTCTTCTACAACATCAAACTCCATTCATACTCTCCTTAAAATTATTTATTATTAGAATTTATATTATAAATCTTCTGCAAAATAGCAATTTACTACGCTACTTTTACCTTTTATATTTTGTTTTACTTTATATGAACAAATTTGTTTATTTTTATTTATATATTTTTTATTAAAGTCTCGTACAGTATTGCTCACTTCTTGATACTCGCATATATTTGACTCGTCTTCTATTTCTCTTGCCGTTTTGTTTGGATGTTGTTTTAACCACTCAAAAATTAATTCTCCTTTGCTTTTTTTATCTTCCAGATATTTATTATATTTCT